CTACATTTGGCATATTAGCTGAATTAAGAATAGTTCTATTTAAAGCTTCTAAGTTGAACATACCAGGAGGCGAGTTCTGGGCAAGTTGAAGTGCCATCTGCGCCATCATCATCCTATGTGCATTTGAAGGAATATTAGGGTCACTCACAGGTAGGACATCTACACGACCATCAAAGTCTTTCCTAAATATATGCTGATCAGCATTAGGAATCTCATAAGGATATTTAGCTGGCAAGTACTCATAATCAATTGAGGCAAGCAATCTAAATTCATCTTTCTGAGATTTGTGAAGTCTCTTATGGACTGCACTAAAGAACTTACTTGATGCTTCTAGTAAAGCCATTGTAGTACCAACAGGACCATAAGAAGCATTATCGGAAATTACCTGTTCCGAACTATCTGCAAACTTCTGTCCTGCCGCTGCTACAAATGTGAGCATCTGGTAGAGAGTTGAGGAAGGCTCCTTATATGGCAAGGGAACAATAGCCTTTGAGAGATCAATACCAGTTGACTCGACTTCCTTAAATTCACCAGGAGCAATGGGATCATTGTCACCAACCACCCGTACACCCTTTGCTTTAAAACCTCCTGGTAAGTTCGCAAATTGACCTGCATCTACTAAGGCTCTCATTGCTGCAGAGGCAGTCATTGTGAGATTACCTAAGAAATGCATTAGGCCAAATCCATAGAAACCGAACCCAGGTACGAATCTGTAATGTGTAAAGTGTATTTTCTTTTCTCTATTCGGATCGTCTTGGTTGAAGTTTCTACGAATACTTAAAACTCTTTTAGATTTTTCTTCTACTGTTACAATATATGGTAAAGCCACATTATCTGGATCATTGTATGGTTCAGGAAGATCAAGATAACAATGCTGTTCTAATAATACATATTGTGGATCATTATCACTAGATGGGGAGAAGCCTAGTATAGTATTCATCTTCTCTTCTAATATACCTTGTTCTGGAATACCTGCTTGTGGTAGATCTATTTCATTATAGATTCCAGCAGATATATCCCTTTTAAGATCATTAGGACTACGATAGATGACATGAGTGTACCTATCAGCCCTCCGCAAATCACTAGCGTAATAAGAAACATAAAACTGATCAATCGGTACAAATTCCGAAACAGGACGTTTAAGATTTGCATCATAATAAATCTTCTTAAAAGCTGATCCTATTAATGGCAGATGAAACAGCATACGTTCAAACTCATCGAAGTATTCTGTCATCTGTTCTGTTAATTGATAATTCATAAAGTCTTTAACACGATTAGCTTGCATCTCCTTCTCTGGAGTTTGCTTTCCTATAATCTGTGTCTTGACGGGGCCAGCAGCAGGAAAGAGTTCCTGTGAGGCTTTAGATTGGAACTTAACGGCAGACTCAATTAATAGAGGATGCACAGCCGTACATGCACCTTCAAATGGTTCAGTAGCATCTTGAAGTTTTAGACCAAGAAGATCAAAACCTCTTTCAAACATATCCTCCCACTCACCACGGGATTCTTTATCACTTTGGTAATTATCATAAACTTGTATAGCTATATCATTTAGATCATCTTCATCCATCTTTTCACATAGATCGTCATACCATTCTCCTAGACCAATAGGTTCTTCGTCCATTAGAACTTCTTCTGATCCAAAATCTACTGTCACACCACCATCAGGTTCTACCTCAAAAGATGCAGAACTCTCTTCTACTGCTTCCATAGGCATAGGAACAACATTAGATTTTGCTAAATCATACGGATTTTTTTCAATTGCCATATACTATCCTCCACTATATATTGTATTATACACTTAAAAGTTCCAGTAGGCAACTCTTTTTTTAGTTTTAGGTTCATCTTCCCATTCAGGATCATCAGGATGTAGTAAATTCCATGAGTCTTTCATATAGTGAATAGCCATTGTCATCGCATCTACCTGATCGTCATGAGCAGCATTAGGGAATGTAATCATTTCATCCACCAGTTCTTCAGCCCATTTCCTACCTTTAGGAAACCAGACACGTCCAGCCTCTAGTGAGGGAGTAGCAGCATATACTCTAGCAACCTTATCTCTATCTGGCATATAGTCTAGTACGGGTAGACCACCCCTACGCATATCCTGTAGTAGTGATTGACCACTAGCCTTCTTTTCAATAATACAAACATCAGGTCTATGTTCGTCATAAGACATCTGAGCCATACGTCTTAGTTCTGGATATTCATATCTTCCTCTAAGATTACCTAATAGAATTAGTTGAGCCTCATTTGTTTCTCTTCCATCATGAGTTTGTTCTGGTGCATAGAAGATACCCCATGTTTGAATAACACTATAGTCAGCCGTAGTCTTGGTTGAAAAAGCTGTATCATATGTTTGAATAATAAATTCACAGTCAGGTGGATCATCATGAGGCCACCACTCAATCCACTTCTTCTTAATAAGACCACCCTCTTCTGGTGTGGGGTTCTGCATATACAGTGACTCCCAATACTTTGTACCATTGGTAGCCTTTATTTCCTCCTCGTCTATTTTTAAAATCTCTTCTGGTTTCCATTCAGGAAAATAGGAAGATCCAATAGGTAAGTTTAAAAGTTCTGATGTATCTTCATCTACCCATGCAGGTATCTTTATAACTTCCCAGGGAATAGTTCCGTAGTCATGCATCTCACGTTCCTGTTTTAATAGCCAACCACATAGGTCATCGTGGTGATACCTAGTATTAATAATAACAATGGAACCATTAGGCATGATACGAGTACGTAGACCAGAAGGCCACCACTCTTTTACATAACGTCTACCTGCTGCACTGAAGGAATCCTCTTCAGACATCACATCATCCAGTATAGCTATATGAGCACCACGACCAGCTATCTGTGACCTCACACCAGCAGCATAGTATGATCCCTTCTGATTAGTCTGCCACTTACCAGCAGCACGTACATCCTGACGTAGCTTCACATCTGTAAATATCTCTTGGAATGTTTCACTATTAACTAGATCTCTTACAGACCTACCAAAGTCTGAAGATAACTGATCACTATGTGATACTGTAAGTATCTCATGGTTAGGGTTTTGTCCTATATACCATGCAGGAAATAACTTAGAACAGATAACAGACTTGGAACTACGTGGTGGTAGAAAGACCATCAGCCTCTTTAGATCACCATCCTGTATCTCCTGTAGCTTATTGGATATAACTTCAATATGTCTACCCATCTCCCAATCAGATACTAGAGTAGGAGCCATCAACTTAACAAAAGATAGAAAGTTAGTATGAGCCTTAGACTGTTTATAGGTATTTAGGGAATGTCGTAAAGACAGTAAACCCTCTATCTGTTCATAGTTAATTGATATGTTTTCTTCTGTATTCATTTTGTGTATGATCCTCTAAAAATAACTCTCTGAGATCCCCTAGTGTACTTATTATATGTGTAACATAATCTCTTATCATATCTCCTTTATGTCCACGCCTTAAAGATGCAGGAGATACTGCAACTCCACTGGTAATCTCTTGCATAATATTAGATATTACTTTACAACAGGAGAGAGAGTCTAAAGATATAAAATTATTCTTTAGTGTTCCCTCTTCCAGGTCCATTAATTTCTCCATCTCTCGTAAAGAATTATCATTTGATTTATCCATATGTATCCTCCTCACTATTTTTTATATCACATACTATAATAACATACTTTACTGGGGTTGCCAAGTAGAAAAAAGTATGCTATAATATCTATGGAGCCAAGGGATAAATAGTATATCTATCTATCCCTCTTTTTATGTCTTAATATTACGGATCTAAAAAGTTATCATGATGAACCCCTAATAATTTGGTCTATATATGTCACCCCCTGTTTATATATATACACACGCACACGTTTTTGCGCCCCCCCGTCTATGCATAGCGAGGCAAAGTCTTTGATTTCTCTAGTATCTCTTTAGAGAATCTAAGTAGTGAGTTCTTACGAACTACCTAGATTCTCTTGAGATACAGAGAGATTCTATTGGGGTCTGGCTCTGGAGGTCTATGAAGCCTACAAAGCTCATAGAGCTTGGGCCATGTAGTCACCTTTGGTGGCAACCCAACAGACTACTTAGCTCTGCTAAGTAACTGAGATCTTTGACTAATGTCATAGATCAAGACAGAGCCTCTCGGCAACGGATTTGATGAGATCCAATGCCATCACCAAAGGTGATGATGAGAGGTTACGATGAAACCTTTAGGAACTCTAAGCTCTAAGGAAGTTCTTACTGAACTTAGAGCATAGAGTTCTATTTAGATCTAACACACACATAGGAGGCCAAAATGGCACTGACAAAACAATTCTGGACTGTTGACCCGAAAACTGGTAAGGAAACCAAACATCAGGCCAACAAGGACACGTTCAAAGCTAATAAGGCCAAAGGCCATGCAGCTTTTATCGCTTGGTCAAACGGTTCGTTCAAGTGCATAGCTAATGCAGAGAACTTGCCGGAAGGTTTTGAGTGGCAAACGTCTAACGT